CGGTCTAGCAGTTCTTTTGCCGCAACCATCTTATCACGTATGCCAAGTTCTGTAGGGTCATACAATGCACCTGTCATAGCCATAGCCGCCTTTGGTGCATTACGTGCCCTGTACATAGATGTAGCTTCTAATATCTCATCTTTCAAACCTTTGACAATAGAAGTTGTCGGTGTGTTATCTGCATACCCAGCAATCTTCTTTGCTTGTACAACATCACCACCTGCTTCTTCAAACAACACGTTAAGAAACTTCTGCTGTCTTTCATTTAACTGTCGTGTCATGCCATCTCTCCAGTAGCCATAGCGTGAGCCAAACGTGTGCTACGTCCTTTTACCTGCCTTGCCCACCTGCTGTCTAACATCTCTTTTGCTGCGGTAGCAAAGTCGTTATCATGTACAGCCGCCCACATATTCTTGAACTTCTTTAATCTTGGCACTCCCATATTAAATGCCATATCCATCAGTACAAGTTGACGCACAGCGTCTAAGCTATCCACGCAAGGGTGCGCTTGGCATAGTTCTCTCTCGACTATCTGCACGTCATTCGTTGCTAAATAGACCGCATCTTCTTCTGTAATACCATGTTCATATACTGCATCCATGTTTGGGATGTCCATATGGTCAAGTTCCTCTTTACTTATACCACGGTCCTTTAGGTTTCTTCCAATTCCAATGGTATCAATGCCTAGTGTATCTTGATAGACTGTTAACACTAAACCTTCTCCTTGGATTAGCTTATCTATAAATTGTTGACGTTCATACTTCATTTTTTCTCCGAACCTAACCACACTGCGAATGCACCTGTCATTGCACCACTAACAACGCTAATCATTGCACTCTGCTGTGTACTAATATCATCTAATGAAATACCCCACTCAATCACTCGTATATACATTATAGTCATAACAAGCATCATTAAGCGTGGTAGAATCTTGTACTCTAATATCGTCTTTGCAGCCATTGTTATTTCTTTCCGAAAAATTTAGTTGCGCTACGTACTCCAAAAGAAGCAGCCACAATAACACCAAGACTATACTGATACCACTGAGGCATTGCTTCCAACTGGGCAAAACCATTTGCTACTACCTCTTCCATTCCCGGTATAAATGCTAGAATAAGTGGGATGCTAAATAGTATGGTAAGCCACTCATCTTTCCAACTGTTCTGGCTTCCTTTAGCCATTTCTAAATCCCAATCAATCTCACCAGTGGCTTTCTTTTCCATAATAACTGCTTCAGCTTTTGCTTTAGCAATCTTGGTGGCTGACTGCGCTTTCTTTTCTTCTACTTTACCTTTTAACCATGTACCAGCTAAATCTGCTACAGGTCCGATTAACATATTAAGCACGTCTAAACCTCGCAGTTTTCTTGGCAATACTCTTCGGTTGTTTGACGAACTGCTTTCCCTTCCTTGTTCCTTCTCTCTTCGCTCGTGATGTTGCCGCATATTCCGCAGATGTAAGGCTCTTTATCGCTGAAGTAGGAAGGTAACGCTCTCCAGTTTCGCTTGATTTTTTCCCAGACTTTGTTCGCCACTTTTGTTTCGTCCATGACTTTAAACTTTGTTGTGATTTTGCTAATGCCATATTATATGCCTTTTAAAAACATAACCCACCAGACCATTCCTACAAGACCACCAACACATACTAAAATTAATGTACCTATTAGTATAGCATCTATTAATTCTTTCTTACGTCTTTCAGCCTCTGCAATCTTTCTGAGTCTTTCTTTTCTAGCCTTTGCTTGAAATGTTTGCCAATCTTGCCACAATCCGGGACGACCAGCCCATATCATATATTCTCGTATCCACTCTTCTTCTTCCCGAATCTTTTCAAGTGCCATAAACTCTTCTAGTTCTGACCCACCTTTATCGCCCCAAAAGCTATTCTTTTTCTTTTCACCTCTATGTCGCAAATCTTCTTTAGCTTCTACAAACTTAAAGATACTGTCTCCTGCATCAACAATCTCTTTTCCGTTTTTTAAGGTTTGCTTTATAACGGCAAATGCCGCATTCGCTGCGGCTAATTCTGCTAACATGTGTCTCTCCTCTCACGTGTAGCATTTTATCTGTACCCACCGCCTTTTGCTTTATACTGCTTGGCTAACATCTGGGCTTTTCTCGCAGACCACTGACCCGGATTACCACCCTTGCCACCAGCTTTTATTCTATTAAATAGGTTCTTACGCATTGTTGGTTTTGTGTAATTACCTGCTTTATTTACTGTTGATTTACTTTTTTTCATAGTTTATCTCGCTGGGTCAAAATATTCCTCTGCTGCAAACAAAGCTATAATATCGTTAGCGTTACTACCAGTTCCTTTTAGTACATCACCCTCACTCATAAAGAAAGGTTTACCGTCATCAAATATATAAGCAATGTTTGCAGATTGAGTTACACTGTATGCATCTATTAGCTGTTGAGGAGAACCCCCACTTGCTGTATAGGTTATATCAAAAGTTCTATCAGCTACATTTGATATATTGGTAAATGCTAAAAGTTTTATAACAGCCACGTAATTTGCAGGAACAGTATATATTGTTGTATTAGTTCCTAATGGCACAACATCATTTTTAAATTTAACGGTATCTAAAGACGGCATGATATTATCCCATTAACCAAAAAAGTTTTTAGGCTTATTAGCTTTATTAACATTTTTCTTGTGTTTTCCCGGTCTACGTATACGTTTCTTTTTTATAAACTCGTTAGCAAATTGTTTAGCCATTATTTTTTCTTAGCCACACCACCACGCATCATTTTCTTTTTAGCGACTTTCATCATTCCACCGCCACGCATTTTCTTTTTAGCAACTTTCATCATGCCGCCACCACGCATTTTCTTTTTAACCATACCACCCATCCTATGTTTACGTATACCTTCTTTGTCTACGTTTGTTAAACCTAGCATCTCACGCATTTCTTTTATGCTGATGCCCATTTTTCTAGCCATTGCTAGAAGCTCGTCTTTTTTATTTTTGTTTTTATCAGCCATTTCTTAATCTCCGTCTTTCTAATACTAATGATTCAAACACTTCTTCAGGAAAATGTTCATAATAATTTGATTTTTCTAAACTCAGTGCCGCATCATCTAATATAGATAGACGTTGCACAAAGACCATACAATATTCTAATTCACTATTAGTTATACCATTATCTTCTAAAAAGTCAAGTCCAGCATCACTTGCATCATAGTCAGGATGAAATATCATTACATGTATATCTATACCTGCTATGCTTAATGCTTCGTTAACTCCGTCACACCAACCATCAAGATACTCAATGCTTGGCATCTCTTCTTCAGCCCACACAACTATATCATAATCATGCGTTCCAAACTTTTTTATTTCTTCTGTTAAACCTTCTAATCCTGTATTAATACTAAAGACTACCTTATTATCTGCCCACGCTTTCGCTGCGTAAGGGCATGGCGGTAGCCCATTTAGTTTTACACTGGGTATTTCAAGAAAGTCATGTGACCACTTACGTATGTCAGCTTCTATTGGATGCACTAGTTTCCTGTAATTTTATTAAATGCTTTAGGACTTGCTTTCTTTAATGCTTTAAGTCCCGGGTTCATTTTAACTGAACCACCTGCTGCATACATGTGTGCTTTGCCATATGCCATACCACCATTAGCCATCTTTGTTTTACCTTTAGGCATCATACCTACACTAACTGCAATAACAGGTACTTTCTTTTTCTTTGACATGCCACCGTCTTTCATTTTAGATTTTAAAGGCGGTAGTTCAACTTCTTTTTTTCTATTAGCTTCACCTATCTTAGCTCTACGTGATTGTTCTTTAGCCGCTTGTGCCTGACGTATTTCTCTAAGTTTTTTTCTAGCTTCAGCTTTTTCTGCTTTAGTTGCTGTGCTACCTTCTTGCAAAATTCTCTCTAGTTTAGCTACCATTTCAGCTTGTGCTTTTGAACCTTTTGTTCTTGTAACACCTAACATAGCTTTAAATAGTTTACTCTTCATTATATTCTCCTATTAGTTAGCATTTCCATCTTCTACGTGCTTGTCTTAAACGACTGTTAGGGTCACGAGCCGCTTTTGGAAACTTTTTCATTTGTCCAGCAGACCTAGCACAAAAAGACTTGCGCCTCTTAGCATCTTTGCTGCCTTTCTTGGGATTGCCTGTTACAGCAGTTTGTAATTTACTTCCGGGGTTTTTTCTTCGGTAGGCTTTTACCCCGGCTTCTGTCATACCTGCGCCCTGTTTAGTAGGACGAAAGTTTTTCTTATTTCTCTTTGGCATGTTGTCGGGTTTACGTGCCATAACTATACCCCTTTTTCTTCCTCACATTTAAAAGAATACGTATGTGGAGTACCTAATGCTTCTGATATATCTTGAACCATCATAGAAGCACGTTGTTCGCATTGCACTTCTGTAAAATACGGACCCCAATCATCTTCGGCAATAATACATTGACCTGTTAACATAGAACAAGCCATTACAAATGTTGTAAACATTAGTCTGTCCACCCTTCTGCTCTCATAGCATCTTCTACATGCTTCAATGAGAACTTT